ATGCACTGATGTAGTAGAGATACTAACCGAATCAGATAATGGCAATATGACTACTGGGCATAAGCGTAACTTACTCCTGCAGCGCAGTAAAGGTAAATACGTTGTATTCATTGACGATGATGACATGGTAGCGCCAACATACATTCAAGATATACTTGCCGCCGCCGAAAGTAACCCAGATGCAATCGTATTTAACGGAATAATGACGACAGATGGCAGGGATGAGCGTAAATGGTACATAAGCAAGGATTACGGATATGAAGCGAAGAATGGGGCTTATTACCGCTACCCTAATCACATAGTACCTATTCGCAGGGAGATTGCGCTAACGTTTCCGTTTATGGATATAAGGATTGGTGAAGATTATGCGTGGGCTACTGCTATCCACAATGCAGGATTGATTAAGACAGAAGTGAAGATTGATAAAGAATTATATCACTATCAGTTTAGAACGAATAAGTAGATTATGACTCCTGTTGTACCACAACCATACTACCATTCCGGCACATACGAAGCCATTAACGTAATCGAAGCGTGGGGATTGAACTTCTCACTTGGTAATGTAATCAAGTACGTTGCAAGGGCAGGGCGTAAAACGGATAATCCGGTAGAGGATTTAGAAAAGGCGAAATGGTATATTGAACGGGAGATTGAAAAACTAAAACAGAAATAACATGGCACAACATAATAAGTTAGATGAATGGAAAGGATTTATTAAGTCAATATCAGACTTGATAGTAAAAGAACAGTATCATCTTGATTATCTTATATCTAAAAATGCTCCTAAAATATTTATTGAATCATCAAAACAGATGTTAAATCATTACAGATTAAGAAAAGAACAGTACCAAAAACATTTTGAGAAACTAAAAACTAAAAAAGAAAGAGAGTTCTTATTAAAAGTAAAAAAAGAAATAGAAAAATTATAACCTATGGCACAAAAGACGGCAGTAGAGTGGATTACAGAAAGAATTACTGATATGATACACGAATCACATCATCCAGAACTTGCAGAATTATTTCAACAAGCCAAAGAAATGGAAAAGCAGCAGATAATGAATACTTTTGATATTAGAAAGGTTGATATTGCATTTGACAAGAAAACTACATCAGAACAATACTACAACGAAAACTACGGAAATGCTACACATACACCCACTGAATGACATTAAAGAGCACGACACCTCTGACACAGGAAATACTTGTCATTGCAACCCCACTTGCAAGATGGAAGCAGGAGAAATGATTATAATACACAACTCTTTTGATGGCAGAGAAGGTGTTGAATGTGCTAATGACATAATAAACAAATTCAAATGAGATACTCCCAAAACAACGAGCAAGACGTAATTGAACAATACTTCCATGTTCCAGGGTATTTCCTTGATATTGGGGCAAATGATGGTGTTACACTTTCAAATACTTACGCATTGCAACTCAATGGATGGGGCGGTGTATTAGTAGAGCCAAGTGAAGAAGCATTTAATCGGATCCCATATAACGAAAAGGTTAAAGTATTCAACGTAGCTATCGGTACGGATGATGGTACTTGCACCTTCCACGAAATGGGTAATCACTTAGGCAGAGGCGATGTATCTTTGTTATCCACTATCAAGAAGTCAGAATTAAAGCGTTGGCATGGTACGGAATTTAAGGAGCGAATGACTGAGGTGTGGACTTATAAGACACTTGTAAAAAACTCACCTTACAAGGTATTCGACTTTATCAGTATTGATGCGGAAGGGATGGACTTTGAGATATTGGAACAGATTAATTTAGCAGGTACGCAAATGGTATGTATTGAGCATAATAGCAATGCAGACCAATTCCAACTGATAAAAGAGTACTGCAATAAAGCAGGGTTAAATAAATGCTTATTAAACAACTTAGAGAACGTAATATGGGCAAGGTAATTGTATCACTTTCCTCCACAGGCAGAGAGAATTATAATGAAGCTATGCTCGGACTTATTCGCAGCATAGACCGCAAAGCACCTGATTACGATGTGCATTTACGCAGCGTAGATGGTTATGTGGACGAGTATTTAGATAGAAAAATTAATCTCGGACAATGGCCGGCAACTGCAAAGTATAAATCTTGGAGCCATCAAAATATGCCGTATCAGTTTAAGCCGGTTATGGTTGCTGAAGCGTTAGAACGTGGGTATAAAAAGATTATATGGTGCGATTCAACTATTAGGTTAATGAAATCGCCCGACCCATTATGGGCGTTGGCTGCTGAACATGGTATTGTAGCATGGAACAATGAAGGGCATCCGTTACACAAGTATATGCCCGACCATCAAATTAAGTTCTTAGGGCTGAATAGTTATAGGGATGTAATGCAGATGTATCAGATTATGGCATGTTGTATTGTGTTTGATTTTGAGCATCCTAAAACAATGCCCGTATTTGAAAAGTGGATTGAAGGTGCTTTTACTAACTGCTTTCACCACAACGAATCAGAAAATCCGCACTATGTAAGCAGCCGGCACGATCAATCGCTGCTATCGGCTATAATGAATATCAATGGAATTAAGGTGCAGCCGTATGGAGGTTTAGCATATAAAGAGTATATGCCAGTAGAACCGTATTTTATTAATTGGGGAGTAAAAGATTAAATATGGACTTCACTAAACAGGACTTCATTGACTTTTGGGGTGATACAGGGTATTATGAGGAATTTACTTATGGCATAGGCATATATGAAGTAATTGAACGGACTATTGTGCCATTTAGTAATAAAACATGCTTAGAAATAGGGTGCGGCGGCGGTGTATTTACTAAGGTGCTATCGGAGCAATTCGATGAGGTTACCGCAATTGATGTTATACCGATTCATGATGGGTTAAGGTATCACAATGTGAAGTACAAGGAACTGGATAATCAGGACTACTACTGCACAGGCGTACCGGACAACTCAATAGACTTCGTATTTAGTTACGGAGTATTCTGCCATTTCTCAAATGATGCCATCAAGGAGTATATGCAATCTATTTACAGAGTGCTAAAGAAGGCAGGTAATTGTGTAATAATGATTAGTAACTTTGATAAAATAAAATCGGAATTTCCGAATTTCTGCAACTGGAATGATTACAAATTCGGGGATTTAATGAGTATCGGGCATTTTTATCAAGATGATAGAACGGTGGATATTATGAAGCATAAATTCAAAATTGTTAGCCGTAATCTAACACCCGACCACAGGGATATAGTGGTACACTTAAAGAAATAACATGGGCTACACTCACAAAACAATCGAATTAATCGACTTAGTAATTGACAAAGTACAATCAGTAGTTGACTTAGGCGCACAGAACGATTACAGGCATCCAACACTACCCGCACCTTACGTAAAAGATACATACTATGCAAACAAACAATACGTGGCGTTTGATATTTCGGGAGAAAACGGAAGCAAGCCGTACGACCTCTCCCAATTACATGACTTCGATTTCAAATACGATTTACTCGTGGATGCCGGCACATCCGAACACGTTGGAGATAACGGCAAGTTCGGATGGAAAGCTATATACAACTGTTGGCTCAACAAACACAACCTCGTTAAAGTCGGTGGATTTATTGTCAGCGAAAACCCAAAAACAGGGAACTGGCCCGGGCATGGATTCAACTACTACACCAAAGCCTTTTATGAAAACCTGGCAAGTGTGGGCGGTTATAATATTATTGCCATTGGTGAGCATCCTGCTATGGGCAATGATAAAGATGGGTGGAATGTTTACTGCGTTATGGAAAAGATTAACGAGGATTTTCCCACGTTCGGCAAATTCAAAGAATTAGGCATTGAAAGAAGTTAAAGCACTTGTTACACCTGTATATACTGCCAATAAGGAAGCATACGATGCTAAATATCCTATAATCTGTAATGAGGGAGGTAGTAGAAGTAGCAAAAGTTACTCAATTGTGCAACTTTTGATAGTGATAGCCACACAGGAAAAGAACAAACGCATCTCAATAGTATCGCATTCCCTACCTCATATTAAGCGTGGCGCATACAGGGATTTCAAAAAGATAATGGAAGATTGGCAGTTGTGGGATGAAAATTCTTTCAGCTATACCGATTTCATTTACAGGTTCTCAAATGGCAGCTACATTGAACTATTTGGATTAGAAGATGAAGGCAAGGCAAGAGGGCCAGGAAGGGATATACTATTTATCAATGAGTCTAACCTGATTAAGAAGGCGTTATTTGACCAATTAGCGATGAGAACAACAGGAACAATATTCCTGGACTGGAACCCTGCAGACTTCGTATCGTGGGTATACGATGTAGCCGACAATCCTAATAATAAACGCATTCATTCTACATACCTAAACAATCTCGGCAATCTTTCACAGATGCAGGTAGATATTATTGAGGGGTATAAACTACTGCCGGATGATTTTATGTGGAAGGTGTACGGACTGGGGAAGCGTGGGGCATCTAAAGAAATCATATACACCCAATGGATGATAACCGACCAAATTCCGGAGGGTGGCGATGTGTTCTATGGATTGGACTTTGGATATGTGCATCCGCTTGCACTTGTTAAGGTATGCCATTATGAAGGGGCGAATTACGTTAAGGAGTTACTATACAAATCAGGGTTAACACCTTCCGAAATGATAAAGGAGGTTAAAGACCATATCAGCGACCGCAAACCGGTGTACTGCGATGCAGCAGAGCCTAAGAGTATTGAGGAGCTTTACAGGGGTGGTATCAATGCACAATCTGCTAATAAGGAAGTATGGCCTGGAATATTAAAGGTTAAATCATATCCGTTGTATGTACACAAGGATAGTAAGAACATTATAAAGGAACTGCAATCGTACAAGTGGAAGAAGGATAAAAACGATAATGTGATTGATGAGCCGGTGAAAGAGAACGACGATGCACTTGATGCGATGCGGTACGCAGTATTCACCCACTTGCATAAGCCGGCATTCCAGGTAGCGGTATGGTAGTGTAATTATTTGTAATTTTACACCTTAAATATAAATTATGGGGTTATTTGATTTCCTGCGTAAAGCAGCACCTGTAAAGATGCCCGTTCAAATGTCGGTAGAACGTGGACTGGTAACTTGGGATGGGCAGAATCAATCAGAGATAGTAAAGGATAGCTACATAGGCAATGACTTAGTATATGCCATCATTACGCTGATTACTCAAAAGGCAAAGATTGCCCCCTGGTTTGTATACAAGGTAAAAAACAAATCAGCAGCAAAGCGGTATCATGCTAAAATGCAACAACTTGACAAGGTTAGCCACGCTGAATTGAAAGAACTGAAAGAGCAGGCATTTGAACTATACGAAGGCGATGCGAAGTTGAATCAGTTGCTAAAATATCCCAACGGAGAAGATACTTGGGGCGATATAGTAGAGCAATGGGTAGGATTTAAGAAGATTACAGGTAACGCATTCATGTACGCTAAGATGGTAGGGGAGCAGTCTATTAATAGGGGCAAGCCGTTAGAACTTTATATGCTACCTGCTCAATACATGGCACTAAAGGTTGATATTGAGCAGTTCCCACCTAAGAAGGTTGCCTATCAGTTATATTTCGGGCAGTATATTGACTTCAACGCAGTAGAGATATTACATGATAAATATTTCAATCCGGATTGGACTGCAATGGGCGGTCAGTTGTATGGACTTTCTCCACTAAGGGCAGCATCTAAGGTACTTACTCGTTCTAATAGCAGCAAGGAGGCATCAGTAGCTATGTTCGATAACATGGGTCCGCTGGGTGTTGTATACATGGATGACCAACGATTCGACCCGATTAGTGGGTTAGAGCAGGGGAAA